CGCCTGCCGGTGCGCCGAGGGCTCGGCGAGGCCGAGGCCGCGATCTATGTCGGGCTCGGCGCGACGAAGTTCCGCGAGTGCGTCGCGGACGGGCGGATGCCACGGCCGCGAAGAATAGACGGCGCTAGACTTTGGGATATCGACGCCCTCGACGCGGCGTTCCGCGCCTTGCCTATTGAAGGCGACGACGCGAAACTTCGCGGGCCTAATCCTTGGCATGATTGATTGAAGTGGAAGGCGGCCAATGAATGCCACCCCTCGCCCCAAATACGTTCACACGATCTTAGACCGGCACGGGCATCGCCGGTTTTACTTCGGCCGCGAGGGCTATCCTCGGGCGACACTTCCCGCGCCGGATGATCCCGGCTTCGCAGCCGCCTACACGGCGGCGCTGGCGACCGAGCCCGAGGGTAAAAACCGACCCCAAAATATAACCCGAAATATAACTGCGCCCCCGGAGCGCGCCCCGGATAGCTTCTCCGATCTCTGCCGCCGGTTCTATCAATCCGCCCGCTACGTCGCCCTCGGGCCGGTCACGCAAGCGACCTACCGCAACATCATCGAGCGCCTTCGCCGCGAGCATGGCGACAAGCCGTTCCGCGATCTCGACCGGCGCGGCGTCCGCGCGATCCTTGGCAAGCTCGCCGATCGGCCCGAGGCCGCGAACCAAGCCCTTCGGATGCTGCGCATGCTGATGTCCCTCGCCGTCGAGGACGAGGATCGCCCGGACAACCCCTGCCTCGGGATCAAGAAGCTCAAGAGCAAGGGCGACGGCTTCAAGCCGTGGGGCGAGGATCACATCGCCGCATTCGAGCGGCGGCACCCCGAGGGCAGCAAGGCGCGGCTCGCGCTCGCGCTCCTGCTGTATTCGGCGCAGCGCCGGGGCGACGTGGTTCGCCTCGGGCCGGGCAACCTCAAGCGCGGGCGCCTCTGCCTGACGCAGCGCAAGACCGGCGCCTATCTCGAAATCCCGGTGCATCCTCGGCTCGCCGATCTCCTACCGGCCGGCGATCTCCCGGCCTACCTCCTGACCGAATACGGCCGCCCCTTCTCGCCGGCGGGCTTCGGCGGATGGTTCGGCGATCGCTGCCGGGAGGCGGGCCTCGGGTCGGGCTTCAACGCTCACGGCCTGCGCAAGGCGGCCTGCCGGCGCCTCGCCGAGGCGGGCTGTACGGCGCACGAGATCATGTCGATGAGCGGGCACAAGACCCTCGCTGAGGTCGAGCGCTACACGAAGGCCGCGAGCCAAACGGCGATGGCCGGCGAGGCGATGCGGAAGCTCGATCCGGGTTCGGGGTTTCAAGTTGAAACCCTCGATCCGCCGCCTCTAACCCCTTGGGCGGAAACGATCGTGGCGCTCCCTAGGGAAGTACGGGCCGCCAACGATAACAAAGGGTTCGAGGCGGCCGATCTGAAACCCTTGCCCGTAGCGCCCCGCTAGTCACCGCAAGGGCCGGTTCCCATGAACGCGGGAACCGGCCCCGGCAACTCGCTCTCCGGGGGTTATAGGGTGCCGCTGTTCCCGATGGTCCCTTGCGGGTCATATGCCATCGGTGGGGCTTCGGGGCATTCTCCGGTCGCCCGGCTTGTCCTCTCGCGGCGCTCCCCGCTCGAATTGTCGCGCTTCTGGCTCCCTACGGGGACGCCGTGCGCGCCGGTTTTTGTTTTCGGTCGATCGACGGGGCACCGGAAACGCCCAACGACCTAGCCGGGGTGTGTGCCGGCCCTCTCAAGGAGCCCGAAGCTACACCGGCCCTCGCGCGCTTCGCAATAGGGTTGCGATAGCCGTTGTTGCTGCGACCGACCGTCGCAGCGAGTGACGTTTGTATTCGTTCTGCGAACCGGCGCTATCCGAGCCGCTTCTGTGCGTCATTGACCGCTAGACAGCCGGCACCCCCTCAAGACAAATACGGCCCGCCTCCCTTCCATAAGGAGAGCGGGCCGTTCTCGTTGGCCACGAGGTTCGGTTCTCAGACTACCCGAGGGCGGCCGTCAGTCCAACGACGGTGCGGCCCTCGGCCTTACCCCCTCACGTAGATATCGGCCTCGCGCGCGGCCGCGACGAACGCGCGCCGGGCGGCGTCGGCCGAGCCGGTTCCCTCAAGCGCGGCGAGGCAGGCCCGTAGCGCCGCTTGATACGCCGGCCCGCGCCCGGCCTTCGGCCACTCGGCAACTAGCATCCGGCCGCAGTCCTTCGGGCAGGTGCATGCCCGGTGCGCGGCGCTGTTGATCTCGACCACGACGGGACGGAAAGCGGACGGGGCGGCGATCGCTAAGGGGGAGGCCATGCCGGCGATCTACCATAAAGGTCGGCCGTCCTCGGATACGACAAAAGGCCCCGGCAGCGAGTAATATCTCAGCTTGGAATTGCATGGAGGACCGCGATGGCCGAGACGCTCACCCCCGAACAGCACGCCAAGCATCGAGAGCTATACGTTGACTTCGTAGCTGCCGCGAACCACGCGCTCGAAGTGCTGGGCAGGCACGGGATGGACTCCGCCGAGTTCCGAGAGGCCGACCGAGCGGCAGGCGTTATCGCGAACGAGATCAACAAGCTCCTCGGTCGCTCACATTGGATGGGTTGATTGCTGCAATAGGATAGCAGAAACGACAAAAGAGCCCCCGCGCGAACGCGGAGGCTCCTCGATCCCTTCGGCGGGAGGGGTGCGGAGTTAGACCGCGCTATCGTCCTTGTCGAGGCGCTTCGCCTCAGTCTGGACTTCGGCGCCGTCGCCGCCCTGATCGGCGTCGGCGCCGGTCTGATTGCTCGCCTCGACTTCCTCGGCCGTCGCTTCGCGCTCCTCGATCTCGATCGTAGTGATGTCGCCGTGCGGGATGCCGAAGTCGCGCGAGCGCATCGAGCCGGGGCCGACAACGCCCTTGTCCTCGTCGTTGATCTTCACGGTCGCGACGTAGTTTCCGTTGGTCGTCACTTTGACGGTCGTCGTCATTCGATTTGCCTCTCAGTTTTTCGGGTTGATCGGGCCGCCCCGAGGGCTGCCCGGCAATGGCGGGGAAGCTACGCCGCGCCCCTGCGCCGCGCAATGCCATTTCCAACTCCGCCCGGAATAAGAACGGATTTCTACTGCGCGGCGTGGATTAAATCCAACTCAGCGCCTATCTTCTCGGTATTGGATTGACCGAGAGGATTGATTGAAATGACCCACGACAAGATGCCCGCCGCCGCGTTCGAGCAGGTCCGCGAGGCCCTTGAGTGCCGGTTCGATGAACTGGCCCGGATGCACGACAAGGCCCTCGACGCCGCCGTTGCGGCTTGGCCGAAGGCGACCGGGACGCCGCCGCAGGCCCACTATCAGGCCGACCTTCTCAAGGCGGTCATGTTCGCCCGGTTCCCCGAGGCCGCCCGCGCGTGGTTCAACGAATGAGCGGGGAACGCGATACGCAGCACGCCGAATTGGCGACAACCGAGATCGTCTATCTCGGCCGCCGCTTCCTCCCTAGCGGCAAGCTCGGTGCCTATTTTATCCCGCGCGAAAAGCTCGATCGTATCGCCGGGCAGTCGGCGAGCTATATCGAAAAGCACGCGAGCCTCTACGAAGCCAAGGGGGCTCCCGCAGCGGTCGGAGGCGTCTATTCCGGCGAGGCGTCGGTCGAGAGTGACGGCCTAATCCGAACCCTTCGGGTAGGCTCCCTAAAGTGGCTCCAGCCGTATGCTAGCGAGATCATCGACGCCTTTGTTGCCGAGGATCGCGTAGCGAACGCAAGGAAGCAATCCGCCCTTGAGGAGGCGAAGGCCGCGAAGGAAACCCGCCTCGATCGCGCGCTCGATCAACTCGCGTTTGCTTATCGGCAGATTTCCCCGGCGAACCGGCAGGCGTTCAAGCTGATGGTCCTCGACCGCCTCGACAAGGGGGGTCGCAAGTGACCCGCCCCCTCTTTATCGAGCCGCGCCTTTCCGAGGACGAAGCGCTCGCGACGATCGCCGCCCTTCGCGCGAGCCAGCAGCACCTGATCGCCCTCAAGATCGAGCGCGAGCTTGTATCGGAGCGCGAGGATCGCGCCGCGCGCGAGCGTAGCAACGCCGCCGAGGCCGAGCGCCGGGCCGAGCGCGCGAAGAACCACGTCCTCACCAAGCGGCAGGCCGGATGCCTGCATGCCGTCCGCGAGGGGCACGGCCCTTGGGAGTATTGGGAGACGGAAAGCTACGGCTCGCCCCATTGGCGCCGCTCGCGCTCGATGGGCGGGGCCTCTCGCCGCATGGTCGAGGCGCTGATCGAGGAGGGCCTGCTTACCGAAGCGCGCGCGCTCACGCCCGAGGGCGCCGATCGCCTCGCCGCGTGGGAAGCCAAGCACGGCAAGATCGGGGGCGAGGCGTGAAGACCCTCGCCGACAAGGCGCAGGCGTATCTCGCCGATCCGTGGCACGCCCTCCGCAAGTTCCCGCGCAAGGTTCAAGAGGCGGGAGCGCCCGGCTTCGCCACCCTTCGCCGGACGCTCCGCAGCGCCCGGCGCTTCACGCTATCGAACGAGTTCGTGACCGAGGCGATCCACTTCGCCTCGGTCCAGCCCGACGTGATCCTCGCGCGCGCCGTGCTCGCCCGCCTCCCCTTCCCGGCCGTCTGGATCGAGTTCGATCAGGAGCATCGCGTTCGGACGCAGATCGCGATCGGCACGTCGGCGCCGGACTATGACGGCGAGGATCGCGGGCTCGGCGGGTTCCTCTTGCATCGCGAGAAGGCCGGCGAGGGGATCGATTGGTTCGCCGCCGGCCTTGCTGCCGGCCGAGGCGACGAAGGGGACGCGTTTCTCTGGCCGGCCGGACAGGTTCTCGGATCGGGGCGCGAGGATATGGCCGAGCCGCCCGTCGATCTCGCCCCGGTCATAGACGAGATCATGTTGCGGGGTTGGGGATATCGGGGAGACGCCGAGGGTATCGCCGATCAGACGCCCGCGCTCGTCGCGCGCGGCGGGTCGCTCCCCGAGGCGTGCGTCTGGCGCCCGATCATGGACTTGTTTCTCAACAGCCCCAAAACGGAGGGCGTCGATAACGCGACAAAGGCGGTTGAGACAGCCACCAAAGAGAGCCGGGGCGATCTCCGGTTCCTCGTTACCGTCCTCGCGCTGATCAACTGCGCGCCGATCCGCTATCAGCACGTCGAGCCCAGCGGACGGTTCCTGCATCGCCGCAACTCGATCGCTTACCTCGATAGCCACGTTTGCACGATCCACGGGACGCGGACGCACGTTCAGCGCATCCTTGACGAGCGGGCGCCGGCGATGCCGGGCACGCCCCGCCGGGCGCATGAGGTTCGCGGGCACTGGATGCTCGCCGAGTATCGGCAGGGCGTGCGCGCCTGCCGGCACCTGCCCGTCCCCGAGCTTGTCGAGGGCGACCACGCGATCTGCGCCAAGTGCGAGAAGATGATCGTCTGGCGCGAGCATCACGTCCGAGGCGACGCCGGCCTCGGGTTCGTCACCAAGGAATACGAGGTTGAGCGATAAGTAACGCAAGCCGGGGCGCCCAATCCGGGCGCCCTCACTGGCGATACCCGCCAACACGGAGAGAAAGAAATGCGTATTGCTATCCTACTGACGATCCTGCTGGCCCTCGCGGGCTGCGCGACGGTCCCGACCGGGCCGACGCCCTTCGCGCCCGATATCCTCTCGCCGCCTCGCTGCGTCCTCTGCGAGAGCTAAAGGCCGTGCGGCTCGCGCCCGATGAGGTCGCCGAGGCGATGCTGATCGAGATATCGCGCTGGCAACGCGAGGCCCTAGAAACGACAAAAGGCCCCGGTGCCGAAGCACCGGGGCAGGTAGGTCCGGCCCATTGGGGGAAACCGGACCGTCAGGAGGAAGATGCCCCTCGCCGCCGGGCGAACCAAGCGACGAGGGGCCGCGCTCAACCCGTCCCGCCGCCGAGCAAGGATGAGGAGCGCGAGCCGCTGAGTTAGGGTGACGACGGGGGAGGAGGCCGGACGATGCCGACGATCTCTAGTTCAACCATGATAGCCGCGAGCGCGAGGCCCCCGACAATCGCGAACGCCAGCATTGCCCAATCGCCCGGCGGGACCTTACCGTAACCCGTGCGCCGCGCCGTAATATGCAGGGCGGCAGCGAGGTTGTAGAGCAAGAGATAGAACGGGACCATCGGCGAGGACAGCATCCAGTCGCCACCCGGAACAGCCCGCGAGGCGATCGCCCAAAGCAGCCCGATCAGCAGGCCGGTAAATCCGATCAGGATGCCGGTCGCAAGTTGCGAAACCGGCCCGAGGTCATCCTCGAATACCGAGACGATGACCTGCCTCCCATATTTGACGATGACGCCGAACGAAAGCGCCGCGAGGGTTAGGGTAAGGGTCAGCGCTAGGACGCGCGTTGGCACAAAAAACGTGGTCGCCCAAAAGGCGGCGATGATCGCGAGCGCCCACCGGATACGGACGCTTTTAATGATACGGCGAGGCATCGGTGCGGTTCCTCAGTTTTTCGTTCTCGGCAACGACGCCCGCGACTGCATCGGTAAACCCGACGTGCGCTTTTTGAAGGCGGCTCTGCGCCGGACGAATGGTCGCGCGCATCCCCTCCGCCGTAACCTCGGGCGGCGCTTTCGCCGAAAGAAGCTCTGCCTTCGGAGGGCCAAAAAATAGCACCATCAGGACAGTCCTTACACTCATGGCCTACCCCTCTGCTTTTGGAGCAACGAGGTTAGTCGCTCTAGTTCAGCGGCTCTCTCCGTCATCCCCCGACGCAGTTCATCCGCAAGCGCTGCCGCCGCTTTCGTCGTGGCCTCCGCCGCCTTGGTCGCCGCGTCCTTATCCGCGAGCCGTGCGTCGTGGCTCTTCATCAGGAGATCGAACAGCCGCCAGATGATAAGTCCCTCGGCGGCCGCCGCTACCCCGAAACCTCCGCCGCCTTGGATGAGAAAAGTTACGATCTGGGTCCAAAACGCTTCCACGGCTAAAGGTCCTTTTTGATGGCGAGAGGGCTGCACTGTGCGGCAGCGCGGCCCCCCGGCCTATTCAACTTCCGAACCTCTTGAGCGCGCGGTCTATGACCTTGCCGACGATCCAATCACGAACGGGTCGCCGGCTTACCTTTTTCCCACGACTGGCGGGGCTCCTGCCAGCACGGCCTTAGTGGTGAGATCGGCCCCTAGATCAAGGCGGGCCGCAACCTTTTCCTTGACGCCTTCCGGTCCCCCTAGCCACTTGATGAGAGCCGCCGGCCCGTTATCGACTGCGTACTGAGCGCCCGCCGCTACCAGCGACGAGCCGACGTTGATCTCGACCACCTTGCCCTTGGTCGCGCCCTTCACGGCGTTGAACCCTGCATCGACCGCCTTACCAAGAAGCTGCTCGGCCGCTTTGATGCGCTCCGCATTGATGTACTGGCGAATGCCTTCGGGCAAGAGCCTAGAAGCCCACAGCAGGACAAGCCCCAGCGCCGTAATCGCAAGGTCGCGGAACGCAGCGGTGAACTGTTCGACCCACGAGCCCACGGGGAGAACGACGGTCGTATTGTCGCCCGTCTCGACCGTCGTCGGCTGATCGGCAGGCGTATTGATTACCGTCGTATCGTCGCCCGCCGGCGTAGTCGTGACGGTCGTCGTGTCGCCTGCCGGGTTGGTGACGACGACGGGATCGGCGGGCGCGGGCTGCGCGCCGGCCGGGCTTGCGAACAGAGCGAAGCCGGCCGCGTAGATCAGAAAGAGGGCGGCGGCCGAGAACTTGAGAATACGCATCGGGGGTTCTCCTGTGATGCGAGGGTTGTGGGGGGCGAGGCGCTTACGCCTCGTTGGTCGAGAGCTTGCCGTCGCTCGTAACGATCGGCAGATCGAACCGCTCGGGGTAGGGATGAAAGCCCGGCCAGCGATAGCCGAGGACGCGATCGTTCGGCCCGCTCATTGCGAACGGCTTGATATTGATTGCGTCGGACTGGTTGCCGCCGAGGACCATCAGGTTGCCCTTCTGATCCTTGCCGACGACGAACCCGACGTGCCCCGAGGCGCCGTTCTTGGAGCCACGCCAGAATACGACGACGCAGCCGACCGCAGGCTTATCGATCTTCACGGGCAGCTTGAGCCACGCGCGCGCAGAGGCGCCGCTGGCGACCGGCTTGATCCCGACCTCGGCGAGAACGCCGCCGACGAACGCGCCGCACCACGGCGTCTCGTCGTCCTTGAACGGGGCGCCGATCGACTTCCACCACTTGAGGACGTGCGGGTTGTGATGCGGCCCCTTGATCTCTTTCTGCCCGAGATACTTTCGGGCGGTCGCGAGAACGGCGGTATCGGGAAGGCGCTTAGGCATGGCGGCTCCTTTCCGCCCATCGGGCGGGGTTGAGGTTGCGGGAAAAGAAAAGGCCCGCCGAGGGGCGGGCCTTGAGATCGTCGGGCGCTCGCGCTCCGCTTGATGAAGGGCCGTGCAGGTCTACGGCGAGACGTATTCGCCCGGAACGTGATGGGGGATTAATCGCGCGCCGGGCGCGATCCGAACCGACTTGCCGATATCCCGCGCGTAGCGATAGGCCATTTCGCAGGCGCTAGCGCATACGCCGCGCACGACGAAGCGCTCGTGCTTGTCAACGTGCTGGAGCCACACCCCAATGATCCCGCCGAGGCCGGTAAGTGTGCACTCCGTGATCGTGCATTTCGGCGGCCAGTAGCGCTTGTCACCAAAAATATCGGCGTATGACACGTCACGGGCGAGGGGTTGAGCAAGCATGAGGGCGCTGACCACGAAGGCTCCGAGCCAGCTTTTTATAGGGCGCCCCATCCCCTACGCCGCCTTTAGGTAAATGATCGGCGCATCGGCCCCGGCCGAAGGCGCCAGCAAAGGAGAAGCCGTGCCGAGCAACGCCGATCCGTAGGTAATTGAACGCGATAGGTAGCGCGCTCCTGATGTCGCCAGCATTATCGCCGTAGTAGGCGAGATCACCGGAAGCGTGCCGCCGTTCCTAATAGTCGTCACCTGCGTCGCAACATTTTTCATCTGGCAGACGGTCCAATACCAGCCCGCCGCAAGCACCTGAGAAAAGGGCGCCGTCTCCTTAACCGTGCCGGTGCCGCTCGAAAGGTTGATAATCCCCGCATCCACAACTAGCGCATCGGGAACGCCGTTGTTGTCCGCGTAGAGCCCAAGCCTGCATTCGGCGCCGGCCTGCTGGGTCACCAGCGCGAAGGCCATTGCTACGATCGTCGTTTGTCTTGGGACGAAGAACGGCACCGCCGTCTCTAGAGCGGACGTGGAAATCGTCGTGGACGACCCCGAGTGCGTCACGATGCTCGATTTGTAGGTGCCGGCCGGCCAGCCGAAGTCAAAGCCGGGAGCCCCATCGGCCCCATCGGCCCCATCGGCTCCGTCTACTCCCGGTGCGCCATCGGCCCCATCGGCTCCCGGTGCGCCATCGGCTCCCGGTACGCCGTCCGCGCCGTCCTCGCCGTCAGCCCCATCGGCTCCCGGCGCGCCGTCAGTCCCCGGCGCGCCGTCAGCCCCCGGCGCCCCATCGGCGCCGTCCTCGCCATCGGCGCCGGCAAGGTTGACAAAATCGCCCCACTCCCCATCCGCGTTCTTGAGCCGGAGGCTCTTGCCGCTCCACTCGTGCTCGGGGATATTGCCGGCGATTACGGCCTCGATCGCGGCCTGCCGCTCTACGATCTCAACCCTAATCGCGGCGGCCTGCGCGGCTAGCGCGACGACATCGCCGCGCCCTTCCGCGACGGCTGCGCGGATCGCGCGATACTCTATGATCCGCGAGTTGATTTCCGAGAGAAGGTCCCCCGCTACGCGCGAGGCGGCTAGAGCAAGCGTTTCGTCGGTAGCCATCGCCTACGTGTTCCTTTTTCCCTCTAGCCGAGGTTGGGATCGCTCGGCAGCGCGAAGTCGTCGGTCCCGCTATCGACGCCGGGGCCGCTCTTGACCTTGCGCGTGTCCTTGCCGGCGGTGCCCTTCGGCTGGCGAAGCTCTAGGCTCGTCGTAAAGCCGCCGCGCGATAGCTCGTGGTTGACGCCCTCGATCCGATAGGACCCATCGACGCCGGACCGGCAACCGCTGACGATGCACAGCCCCTCGGGCTGCGCGCCGATATTGCCCTCGATCGTAACGCTCCCCTCGCCGCTCTTGCGGTCGCTCTCGGCGGCGTCGGAGGTTGATTGTTCCTTGGCGCGCTTCTTGTCCGGCTCGGAGAAGCGCGCGGGCTTGGTAGTGATCCCGCCCTCGGTTTCCGTGTCAGCCCTCTCAAGCTCCCACTTCGCCGCTTTGGGATCGAACCACCGGCTTAGCGTTTCTTTCTCGACCGGTCGGCCGAGCGTGGGCGAAATATCGTAGTCGTGAAGGTTCTCGCCCCACACGGCGCGGACGGTCGGCAGCGACGCGCCGCCCCCGCTCTTGCCGGCGTTGCGCTTCGCGAGGACCGCCTTCTTGTCAACGATCTTGAAGGTGCCGCCAACCTCGCGCGCGATCCGCTCGCCGAACGCGACGAAGCTCTCATCATCGAGCGCGATGTAGGGCCGCATGATCGAGGCGAGTTCGCTATCGACCGTTACGGATATCCCGGCAGCCTTGCCGGCCTTCTTGAGCGCGTCCCCGATCATCGTGTCGTCAAAGTGCCGCCGCTGGCCCTGCTTGGCCTTCTCGCGGGTATCCATGCCCTTTGCCGAGATCGAGAGCGTCCGGCCGCCGCTGCGGCCGCCGCTCGCGCGAACCTCGTCAACGACGCCCTCGAACACGACGCCGACGCCCGAGCCTTCCCACCCGAGCTTGATGATCACCGGCTTGCCCGGCGGCGGGAGGATTACCGCGCCGTTCGTGTCATCGATCTCAATCGAGGCGCTGTCGCTCGCCTGCCCGGCGCGATCGCTGACGCTAAGCCGCAAAAGGATCGGGTTGAGGGTCGCCGTGATGTTCTGCCCGCCGACCGTGACCTCGTAGACGGCGCGCATGCGATCCTCACTCCCAAAGCCGAACCGGCGTGATATCCCGGCTCGCGCGCGGCGTCGGGATCGGGACGCGAACGACCGTGCCGAGCGGCAGAACCGGCCCCAAGAGAGCGAGGCCGGGGTTCATGTCGTAGACCTGCTCGACAAGATCGGGGATCGCCTCGCCGAAGCGGCGCCACACGAGCAGAGAGATCGTCAGGTTTTCGCCGACTACCGTGATCGCCTCGATCGTTGCGCTCATTGGTGCCACGCCCCGTCCGTAAGCCAGCCGTGCCAGTGGCCGACATGGTTGACGCTCGGTCGGAGCGTTGGCGCCGATCGCGACCCGTTCCACTCCCACGACGGCTGGCCGTTCGGCTTCAAGTTCTTGCCGACGAATAGCGCGCCCTTGGCACCGCAGCCGCACGGGCAGCGATACCAAAAGAGGAACGCACCCTCGCCCTCGTCCTCAAGGTAGAAGCTGCCCGGCTCGTCGCGGGCGCGGAAGGTCTCGCGGCTTAACTCGATCGCCGGGACCGGCGCGGGCAGGCGGACCTCGCTCATCCGATCAACCTCATCATCAGCGAAAAGAACGACTGCGCGGAAGGCTTGGGCGCGCGCCGTAGGTTGATCGTGACGCCGACTTGCTTGCCGACGCCATCAGGGCCGAGGTAGGACGATTTCGCCCCAACGCTCAAAATCGAATACCAGCCGAACGGCCGCCCGTCGCCTCGCATGAGGTATTGCGGGCGACCGCTTACGCGCATCTGCGTCAAGAGTTCGAGCCCGCCGAGGGCGGCCGCGCCGCCGCGCTCGGAGGGCCAGAGCGACCCTTCAAGCGTAAACTCGTTGGCGCCCTCGCCGACGAACTCAAGTGGCTGCTCGGCGCCGACGACGGGCTTGATCGCGTAGTCGGTCGCGCCCGTCTGCTGAACGTCCTTGACGTTGAACGGCCATGTATCGATCCGGAGCGCGCCGAGCATGTAGAGCATTACGTCCTCGCCAACACGTCGGCATGAGCCGCCCGGAGCATTCCGTTCAACTCGTCGCGGAGCGCGGTCCGGACGCGGTTCGCCGTCTCCTCGGGATTAGTTGCGGCCTGAATAATGATATCGCCGATCGATAGACTAATCGGGCCACCGCTCCTCCCGCCCGGCGCCGAAGCCGCCGGCGGGCGATACTCATCTAGTGGCGTGATCTTTCCTGCCGTCCTCGGCTCGAAAATCTCCGGTTGCTCCTCGCCGACGAGGAACCTACCGCCGGGCCATACCGGCCCGCCCTTGGCGCGCGGCGTCGGCGCCGGAAGGGCAGGATCAGCAACGCCATTGATCGTCGCGCTATTGTTCGGCCGTCCACCCGGCGGGAGCGTCCCGTGGGTCTTGCCGCTCAAGCCGAGTAGGTTCGCGGCATTCTGCATCAGCCACGTCAGCCATGCGGGCGGGCTCGGCCAGTTAATCGAGATCGAGAAGTTCTGAACCGTCCCGATCACGTCGTGCACCCACTGGAGGAAGGCATCGACCGCCCCGAGCGCTGCGTTGATCGTAACCGTCGCGGTCGTGCCGATCGCGTCGCGGAGCCACGTAATAAACTCGTCGGGGTTGCTGAGGACATTCACCGCGAGGGATAGCCCCGTTCCGGCGATGCCGCGCAGCCACGAGATCAGGCCGTCAACTTCGCCGCCGAGCCAGTTGACGGCAATCGATACTCCCGTTCCGATTTGAGCGCGAAGCCAGAGCGCGAAGTCATCGATCACGCCCATCCCAAGATTGGCCGTGATATTGAACTGCCCGTCCGAAGAAACGCCGAGCAACGACTTCCAATCTGGCGGCTCGCCCCATTTGATTAGCGAGCCGAGATCGATACTGTCGATCGCCCCGACGATCATGCCCGGCAGGCCCGCGATCTGTCCGGGGATGCCGAGGATCACGGCAACGAACTCGTCTACCGTCTTTTGCGCCAACGGACTGAGTTTGATATTGCGAAAGACGTTGAGGATGCTTTCTCCGATACCGACGATCTTGGCCGGGATCGACAAGATGCCCTCGACAAGGCTGGCGGCGAGGCCGGCCGCCGCTGCGCCCCAATCGACTTGACCCAAGCGCAGCGCCGCCTCCGTCGCGGCGGTGACAAGACCCTGAAAGAGCGCGCCCCAATCGACGCCGGAAAAGGCCCCGGTAATACCCTCGATCAGGCGCCCCGGAATGCCGAGGAGCGCGTCGTTCATCGAAGCAAGGGCGCCGCCCCAATCGATCTCCTTAAGCCGCTGCGGGATTTCGAGGATCGCGTTGAGGAGGCCGCTAATCGCGGCCGACCAGTCGATCGCCCCGAGCATCGCGGGCAGGTTGGAAAACCACCCGACCAATCCGCTGAACCCGCTCTTGATCGCCTCGATCATAGAGGTAGCGGCGTTATAGCCCGCCTGCTCAAAGGCGGCCTTCTGCTCGTCCGAGAGGATTTCCTGCTCGAACATCGAGCCGATCCAACCAGCGGCCTTGCCAAGCGCATCGGCGGCCGCGCTCCATCCGGTAGCGATCGCGCTGCCGAGTGGGGCGAACCATTCGAGGATGGGCTTGATCTGTTCGAGGTAGGGCGCAAGCTCCTCCCCGATCGCGCGGCCGACGCCGGCAAAGATCGAGGAGAGGCGATCCCAATACTTCCAGATCAGCGCCCCCGCCGCTGCGATCGCCGTGATAATGGCGACGACCGGCCACGAGATCGCGCCAGCAATAGCGCCGATCGCGGGGCCGACGAGATTGAGGCCGGGGACGATCCGCACGAGCGCGAGAGCGCTCACGGCGAGCTTGTCCATCCATCCGAACTTGGCGCCGGCGCCGGCAGCGAGCGCCGCCTGCAAGCCGAGCGAGCCCGCGATCGCGCCGTGCGCAGCGATCGCCGCCTTGCCTACGGTATTGAAGCCAAGCGCGAGGAGCGCGAGCGCGCCGCCCTTGCCGATCAGGCCGAGAAACGTCAGAGCCGCAGCCGCCGCCTTGAAGGCGATCAGCCCGGCGACGACTTGGGTAATCTGCGCAAGAAGCTCCGGGTTCGCCGCCGCCCAATCCGTGAAGCCCTCGATCATCGGCGTAAGCGCCGTCATCAATTCGTTGAGGGCAGGGATCAGCGCGGCGCCGACCGCGATCTTGAGCGCGGTCAGCCGGTTGTTGAACGTCTGTACGGCGTTCTCGAACGTCGCCGCTCGGATACCAAACTCGCGGAACGACGAGCCGGAATATTTCGTCTCGTCATCGACCAGCGCGAGGCTTTCGCGCAGGAGATCGAGGTTGCTGACGAGGGGCAGGATCGCGTCGGCGTTCTTGCCGAAAAGCTGGAAGATCGTCGCCTGCCGCACGTCGGCCGGCAGTTCGCCGATCTTCTCCATGACGCTTAGGATCGTGCCATCGGCATCGATCTGCATCGCGGTCGCGACCTTCTTGGCGTCGAGCCCGAGCCGACGAAACGCCTTCCGCTGATTGAGCGTCGCGGCAACCCCCGAGACGAGGGCGGCGCCCATATTCTGAAACGACGTGCTCGCGACATCGACCTGCGCGCCCGAGGAGATCATCGCCGAGCCGAAGGCGGTCGCCTGCGCGGCCGTCAGGCCGAAGCCCTTCGCCATCGATCCCGACCGGCGAACGAAATCGAGAAGCTCGGCCGCGCTCGACGCCTGCGCGTTCGATAGGTGGTTCATCGCGTCGCTGAGCCGAACAGTCTCATCGATCGACATACCGAGGCCGGTCATCATCTTCGCCATCGCATCGCCGGCCTGATCGGCCGTGATATCGAAGGCGACGCCGATCTTGGCAGCCGCTTCCGTGAAGCGGATCAAGTCCGGCCCGGCGATACCCGCCTGGCCGGCGGCGGCCGCGATCTGCGCCAGCCCGTTGACGCTGGTCGGGACGGTCTTGGAAAGCTCGATGAGTTGCTTCTGGAAGTCGGTGAACGCCTGCGGGGTCGGGAAATCCACGACCTTGCGTACGTCCGCCATCGCGCTCTCAAACTCCATCGCCGCCTTGACGGGCGAGACGATGGCGTTCTTGAGCACGTAGAAAGCGGCGGCGGCGTCGAACAGCTTCCCGCGCGCGGTCGCGAGGGCGGCGTTGTTGCGCTCGATCGCGCCCGTAAGGTTGGCGCCGAAGCTCCCGCGCGCGACGTTGTTGAGCCCGAGGAGGGACGAGCCGATCTTGCGCGCCGGTCCCGTAACCTGATCGATCAGGCGGACGATGAGCGAGGAAGTCAACGTTGCCATCGGTGCCCTATCGAGCGCGGGCGAGGAGCCGAAGCGCTTCCTTGTGCATCCGCATCAACAGCGTGATACGGGTTTTTCGGACTTGGGGGAACGGGGTTGCAGTCCCCGCCGAGGTTTCGGCGACGACGCGATCAAGCCCGCCGCGCGATGCCGCCCACGCGAGGAGCGCGCCTAATGTGGCTTTCCCCCGCCCGCCGACAGTTCCAACAAAGGGACGACCTTCTCCGTCAACCCGGCGAAATCCGTCTTGTGCATCTTGCGGATCACGTCGTCCGGCAGGCCCGAGAGGGCGGCGATAATCCCCCTGATCTGCGCGACCTTGAGGGGCTGCCCCTCGACCATCCCGAGGTTGTCGATCCGCTCAAGCGCCTCAACATCCGGCTCGCGGCAAACGACCTCGGAAACGACCTCGCCGCCGGGCGGCGTGATCGGGAACCGGAGGGTATGCCGGATTTCGGGCCACGGGGGCGCTACAGGGGCCGCTACACGGGCGGGGACGGGGGTTGGGGCGGGGGATATAGCGGCGGGGGCGTCTTGGGCCGCTACAGGCGTTTCTACGGGGTCGGCGGGCGGCATGGGGATATCCTTCGGCGGGAGGGATGAAAAGACGCCCGCCGGGGCTTACCGGCGGGCGCAGGGTCAGGGGAGGAGACGACCCGGCCTAAACGACGCCGGGGACGCCAAGGTTGCGGTTGACGGCCGCGTATTGGTCGATGCCGTCAACGCGCCAGAGGTTCGTGAAGAAATCCCACGCGATCTTCTCGACGCCATCGAACCACAATTCGTAGTGGACGACGCTGTTCATCGCGTATTCGTGCCCCTGCAACTCGCCCTTGGTAAAGGCGTCCGGGGCGACCCGGCCGAGCCGGGCCTCGATAATCGCCTTGCTCTGGATTTCACGGCCGCTGCGCTGGTCGGTGATATTGCCGTAGGCCGTGAACGTGTGCCGGAAGCGCGTGTTGAGCCCGAAGGCCGTCAACAGGTCGGGATCGAAGCCGGCGAGGTTGAACGTCGGCTCCAGCTTCTCGACGCCGACCGCGAACTCGGTCGCAACCAGCGTGCCCCCGCCGTGGTGGTCGGCGAAGATTTCCTGCAAGTCGGGCAGCTTGAGTTCGGTGAGCGTCAGGTGCTTGCTCTTGGTCGGGTCGTGATCGCCAACAAAGAGGTTCGCCGCAGTCATGAGGTAGACGGTGCTCATTTCGGTATCCTTTCCGGCGTTGCCGATTAAGCCGCTACGTCGATCTGCGCGAGCAGATCATCGAGCAGGGCGTCGAGCGCCGGCCGATAGCGGGCAGAGCGAATGCCGAGATAGCGCAAGACGGGCGCCTCCTCGGCCATGAACAGGACGGTGAACCGCCCCTGCCGAAGCTCCTCGGGGCTGTTCTGTCCGCGCTCGAACGTCACCCGGTAGTCGAGGATTTCGTTGTCGGCTTTCAGATCGCGGAGCGCCCCGTTGATCGTGTTGAGCACGGCCTGAATGGTCTGCCCCGTGAGGTTGAAGCGGCCGAGGTAGAACCGCAACGTGCGCAGCATCAGGATATGGATATAGTCCCGGCCGCGCGTCACGTTGTAGAACCGCCAGATATCGTCCTCGCCCGCGTTGTCGGTGCCGACGTAGACGAAGCCGCCCGAGGCGATCGCGCTCTCCATCCCGGCCTCGCCGCGAATGATCACGCCGCCGTTGAGCGCGATGATCGACTGCCCCTCCGTGTTGCCATCGGTAAGCGAGAAGTCGATGAAGCGGTTCGGCCCGACGATCCCCTGCACGGGCTGGTTGGCCCACGAGTGGAACGGATGCCCGAGGAACTCGTGATCGCGGCGCACCGCGAGCCCGAGGATCGCGCCGACGCTATCGGTCAACGTCGCATCGACGCCGACCTTGACCCACGTCTCGACCGGGATCAGGCGCCCGTGGTTAAGCGTCTCACGCCAGTCGGTGAACGCCTGCAACGACGTATGCGGGCCGCTGACGACCGCGTGCGCGAGCAGCGCGGCGCAGAGCGCGCCGAGCGCCGCAGTGACCGGGTTGGCGAGATCATCGATCGTCGCGGTCAGGGTCGCGCCGGTGCCCGCGTCCGTCGTGATCGCGAGGGTCGGCGCGGAGGTATAGCCGCTGCCTGCGGTCGTGATTGTGACAGTCAGGATCGTGCCGTCGCCATCGACCGTCGCCACCTGCCCGGCAAAGCCGGTGCCGGCGCCGCCCGAGCCGGCGATAGTATCGCCGACCTCGTAGCCGGTGCCGCCGCCCCCGCCGATGGCGATCGCCGAAACGCCGGTATCGCGCTGATACGTATAGTTGGGGACGGCGATCAGGCGCGGGACGACGCCGAGCTTGGGGCCGGCCGAGCGCAGAGCGTGAACGCCGGTCTTGAGCGAGGAATTGCCGACGAGGTTCGTGATCGTCTCGTCGTCGTCCTCGCCCTCCTCGACGCGAGCGATGATCACCCGCGCCGCGACTTGGAACTCGCCAAGCTGCGCGTTGATCAGTTCGAGTTGCCCGGCAAGCGAGCCGGTTTCCCCGAGGGCCGTAATCGCCGCCGCGTCGTCCGAGAAGATCAGGATCGGGTCGTTGAGCGGGAACACGTCCACGTCCGCGTCCGGCGCCGTGCCGACGAGGCCGATAACGGCCATGTCGGCGGTTGAGGCCGGGCGCGGCTCGTTGTCGATCCGCTGGATGCCAATTCCGAAAATCGGGTCAGCCATCTTGGTAGCTCTCCGTTGTGCTGCTGGTTGATGGCGCGCATCAACCGCGCCGTGGTGTAGATCAGAGTTCGGCGCTTAGCCGGACGATTATTCGGAATACCGCCGCGCCGGCCCCCGAGGAAGTGCAGTAGGCTTGCCCGCCGCGCGCGGAGAGGGCGGCGATCGTAACGGCGCTGACGTTGCTCGGGGCGCTTTCGTTGGACTGCGCCGCCGTTGGCACTGCCCTCATTTCGACGCAGGTGTGAAAGTCCGCCGAGACATACTGGCCCGCCCCGGTCGCCGAGATCGTATTGCCCGCCGATCGCAGTTGATAGTAGCGCTGGCAGAGCGCCAACTCCTGCGCGATATGCCGAAGCCCGAACGCGTCGTCCTCGTCGGTTGCGTCGCCCTCGGCGAGGAACCACCGCATGTCGAGGGTGACGTTCTGCGCGGCCGTGCCCTCGGTCCAGTAGAGGACGATCAGGTTCGTCGCGTTGGCGCCAACCGTCGCCGTCAAGGTCCACGGCGTGATCGTATTCGCGGCCGGCGTGATCGTTCCGACCGCGAGGACGTTCAGCGTGGTCGAGTTGAAGAAGTTGCCGGCCGTAAAATCCGCGCTCGCCCAATTGTTGACCGCATCGGAAACGGGCGCGTCGGCGGTCCCGGTCCATTCGAGGACCGCAAACCGGATCGGCTGCGAGGACGAGCAGCGGAGCTTGCCGCCAAGGGTCACGAGCTTGCCGCGCAGAGCGCGCGAGATCGAGCTTTCGAGGATTTGGGCGTTGCCCATCCTCTGCGCTACCGCTTGCGACTGCGAGAGCCGCATCATGCTCGGGATGCCGTTCGCAACGTCCGAGAGGATCGTCGGCGTGATCGCCGCCGTTTGCGCCAGGACGTAGTGCCGATCGCACCAATAGGTGTCATCGGCGACGGTCGTATAGAGGGCGGATCGCTGGTTGATCGCGCCGTCGCCGTTAATCAGCGCGTTGCGCGAGCCCCCGATCGGATCGGGCAGCATCCGCTCGTCAACTTTGGTCAGGGCCATTCATCGGCCACCCCCATGTTTGGTTTACTTTTTGCCGCCGTTCGCGGGCGCTTCCCTGCGCTTGATCGCGTCGTCAACGAGCGCCTGAATACGCGCTCCCTCGGCCCGGTCTTGTTCCGCTTTGGCGGCCGCCGCTTCCTCAGTCCTCGCGCGGGTCTCCTCCTCGGCGATCCGATCGCGCTCTTTCCTTGCCTCGATCCGCGCGGGCGTCCACTTGCGCTCGGCCTGCGCCTTGAGTTCGGCAACGTCCTCGTCGGGGAGCGGCGGGAACGACCCGGACCCGTCCGCCGCGAGGGCGGCGTTGACGCGCGTAACCATCGCGTCGATATCGTCGCCGGGACGAAGCCCGAAGCGGTGCGGCTCCTTAAAGACGAGCACCCCGTCAAGGAAGCTCATCTTCTGAACCCGCACCGCGAGATCGCCGCGATCATCTAAGTCCCACCCGATCAGGTCGATGCCGGATCGCGTCGTTACCTTTGCCGCCACCGTCGTTGCTCCCCTTTTAATTGGCGGCCGCATAGCTGAGGCCGAACCGAATATCGGCAGACGCGGACAAGTCCGCGTGCGTCGCAGATACCATCGAGGTAGTGTAAACGCCCGCATCCGACGCGCCGGGGCCTAGCAGTAGGCCCCCGAGCGCTGTCGCCCCGCCACGGTAACCGAAGTAGCCGCTGAACCCGCCGGGCGCGACCGAGGCGTGGGCGGCGAAGGGGAAAAGGCCGATCGTGAAGGTGCCGGTTGCCGCGCCCTTCCCGAAGGATACCCAGCCATCGACCCATACGTGGCGGCCGAGCTTCTGATAGCTGCCGTCTGACGCGGATATAGTTATGCCAAAGATAGTGCCGCCGATATAGGGCGCCGGCGTCCACGTCCCGCGCTCTACGTCATCGATCGTATTCGCATCGCCGCTCGGGTTCTGAACCGCAGGGAACTTCATCTGCCCCGACGCGAGATCGAACACGCCTGCCGCCGTGAACTCGGCGCGCTGCACCCCGGCGGTTGTGATCGCAAGGCGATCCGCGCCGGGGTGGCCGATGCCCGTATTCGGGTCGCCATCGAACGCGAGCGGCGGCGCCGTCGTGACGTTCGTCGTGTCATCGAGCAGGAGCGCCCCGGTGAGCGACCCGCCCGCAAGCGCTAGGCGAAGGTCGCCGAGCGCTTTGACAAACGCCGTCGTAGCGATCTGCGTCGTATTCGTTCCGGGGGCAGCGGTCGGGGCGGTAGGAACGCCCGAGAGCGGCGGGGACGCCAGCGGCGCCTTAAGCGCCAGCGCCGCCGTCAACGTCGCCGCGAAGTTCGCATCGTCGCCGAGAGCGGCCGAGAGTTCGTCTAGGGTATCGAGCTGGCCCGGCGCTGAGTTGAGAAGGCCCGCGATAGCGGCCGCGATATCGGCCGCGACCTGAGCGATGCTCAAGACCGAGAGCTTGGTGCGGATCGCCGCCTTGTCGCTATCCTTGATCTGGTCGGCGCCGACACTCTCGTCGGACGGGACGCCGATCGCAAGCTGCCCGATGATCGTAACCTCGACCGCGAGGCCCGAGCCCGGATCGGCCGTAAAGCTGAAATCGGCCCCGTCAACCTCAAACGACGACTTCGCCTGCGGGATGCCGCCGAGGATGACAAAGCAATTCTCTTTGGCGGCGGGCGCCTCGGGGAGCGTATAGGCGCCCGTGCCTCGCCCGTCCGTCGTGAACTCATGAACGAGGATATTCGAGCCGGCCGTCGTATCCTGCCAGCCGTCCGGGCCGTAATAGCGGAACTTGCCCGAAGCCGTATTCGTGTAGATCGCGCCGACCTCAAGCGGATCGCCGTTGCCGTCCACGATCGGGTCGGTCGCGCTCGCCCCGAGATACTTCGCGCGGAAGCTCTCAAGGTAAGTCAGCGAGTTGTCTTGCGCGTTGATTGCGGCAGTCGCGCTGGCGTCGGCGTCGGTCTTGTCCGCCTCGACCTGATCGCGGAGCGCCTCAAGGTCCGCCGTAGAGGCGACGGGCGTAAGCGTCCACTCGCTGTGGGTTCCCGCGCCTTTTGTGTCGAGAACGAGAAGCTGAACGACGCCGGTCGTCCGGTTGTAAGAGGAGGTTGTCCCGATGATCGCGTTGCTATAGTCGGCGCCGGCATAGGCGAGCAGGATCGCCGCCGGCGCAAACTGATCCCGGTTGGCCTCCGGGATTACGAAGCTCTTGGTCCCAACCCCGATCGTAACGGTCGTCGCCGAGGGCGCGGTTAGCAGCATCCCGAGATCGGCGATCGCGGCGATCTCGGCCGCCGCCTCTTGGGCGGCGATGATCGACGGGCCGATACCGTCCTCGATCACCTGCAACCCGCGCTGCAAGATACTCTCGGTAACGCGGCGCTCGATGCCTAGCTGTTCCTCAAGGACGCCGAACCGGGCGTCGATCGCGCGGATCAAGCCGTCCCACTGGTTAGGCCCGAGGGTCTTGAGCTTGCGCGCGAGAAAGTCCGTGAACCCGGCCATTGTGGGAGCGCTCTCCGATCGGGGAAGGTATTACCGGCTTTCCTTCGCCGGCTCGTAACTGATGACTGCCTCCGGGTCCGAAGCACGAAGCGCCTCGATCACGTCGCCCCGGAGCTTGACGTTGGGGCCGGGATGAACGGCCGAGCGACCGACCTTGATCGAGTGGGCAAGCACGACCTGATAGACAGTTTCCGGCTCGATCGCCGGCGTCTCGGATTTCGGCATGAAAGCCTCCGCTTGAGAGAGGGGACAAGTCCCCGGCCGTTAGGCCGGGAACCCGATGTCAGTGACCTCGGAAACGAGATACACGCTGAGCGCGGAAACCGTCGCCATCGTGAGCTTTCGCTTCCACGTGGCGAACGGCGTGAACCCGGTAAAGACCCACGTCCGCCGGATCGAGCCGTCCGGAAGAACGAGATCGCTTACCGACGCGGCCGAGCGCTCCGTCGAGAAGCCCGCGCCGTGCAGGATCGTTGCGACGCAGTTGTGATCGACCTCGACGTAGTGTTCGAGGACGGCAACGATGTGGATTTCGTCCACGTTGGCGGGGGCAACCCGCGCCGTGCTGATATGAACGCCGTCGTCGCGCGGACGCGAAACCGTCACGAAGCTCGCCGCGAGCCGGATGCCGGGCATCACGTCGGTCGTCCCGATCATCACCATCCGCGCATTGAGCGCAGCCGGCAGGCCGAACAGGGGCGAGTTGCCCGACTTGACCTCGATCAAGGGAACCCACGCGGCGCCGACTTGAACCTCGAACTGGATATAGAACGAGCCCTCCTTGCCGATCTGTTGCAAGAGCAGATCGATATCCGTGATCCCGCCCGAGAGGTTCCAGTTGTTCAGGTTGACGACGAGGCGCGACGCCTCGAACTCGGCCGCGAGGATTTCAAAGCAGGCGTCCTGAGCGATGTTGCCTTGGCTCCAAACGCCATCGGTCGAGATAAAGAACGTGCCCTGCGCATACTTGTTGTTCTCGACCATCGCGAGCCAGTGATTGCCCGGCGTGACGATGAACCATGCGTAGCGCTTGCCGCCCTCAAGATAGGTCGGCTCGATCGCGAACTTGGTCATCGTCGGCCAAACCTTGAGGTTTGCGCGGACGACCGTCGTCGCGGCGAGGGACTTGTTAAAGGCCGGCGCCCCGCTCTCGTTTAGCTCGCAAAGGACGAGACGAACGTCGCCGCCCGTATCGAGGCGCGAGAAGCCGAGGTTGAAGCCCGTCACCCACGCCGAGCGCGGGACCATGAATGAGTTTCCGGCGACCTGCCCGCTATAGGAAGCATTGACGATCGTCGCCGCCCAATATGGCTCCTCATAGCTATCGTAGAAAATCTGCGTAGCGCGCACCGCGTAGTGCGCCTGCCCGAGCCCGTATTCCGCGACGAAATCGATGTTATAGGCGCCGCCGTCGTTGTGGTAGAAGATGCCGTTGACGACATCCCACCGCCCCGAGTGCCACCAAAACCCGTTCGTGCAGACGAGGAACGACTGCCCGTAGCGGATGCGGGTGCGCGAGACGGTCTTGAGCACATACTCGATCGTCTGCGAGCCGGCGTTCGAGACGGCAACCTCCGCGTCGCGCCCCTTCACCGAGATCAGGGTAAGCTCGGAATACTTCGGCAGCATCATGCCGCCGGCCGAAATCTGGATCGAGGGATCGCCGGGCGTCAGCAGCGTCAGCGCGCCCGTATCGAGGTTGTCGGCCGCGAAGCGGATGCCCTCCTCGACCTTGGCGACGAACGAGATATGCTCGTCGTCGCTATCGCTGAGATCGAGCGTCAGCAGATAGTCGGTGAACGAGAACGAGGCGGTGGGATCGACGCCCACGACCTCGTTGAGGCGCGCAAGCTGTTCGAGCAAGTAAGCCTGAAAGACGCGATCGACCTTGCCCGCCGTGCTGGCGAGCAGCTTGGACATGTCGGACTTGAGGCCCTGAATTGCGGGCTCGGCCTGCGTTTTCCATTCCTCAAGGATGAGGACCCGGCCATCGACCACGCGGAGCGTATTGAT